TAGGTATTATAGATGATATTGCATTTGAAATTGCTTTAGCAAATAAAGTTGGTTTTGGTACTGTTTTATTTTTTGTTTGTAATTTAACGTAATCATTAAATACATCTTTATAAAAACTACGCATACCAAGAACTTGACCAATAGCAGCAAATCTTAAAATAGAACCTATATTTTGTAAAGGACTTGCAGCTATATTTGCAGCAATCAAATCACCACCTTCAGTTTTTCTTGCTAATAAATCCAATTGCTTTCCAAAAGCTAACATATCTTTTGCCATGTCATCACCAAACAATACGGCTAATTTACCAGCTTCACCTTGTTCAATCATATTAGCAGCAAATTTTTTAACCATAGCAGCATCAGTTGTTTGCGTAGTTCCAAAATCTCCAACTAATTGTTTTAAATAAAATCCTTTTATTTTTTCTCTTTGTTGTGTTGATACATTTTGAACAATTCTTTTTATTTCAGATGTTTTGGTTGTATCTAATAACAAGTTTTTAGCTGCTTCTAAATCACCTATTTGATTTGTTTTTATTTTTTGAAATAAATTTAACGATCTTAAACCAGCTTCTTCATTTGCAGCACTTAAAACATCATTAAGAGTTCTAATAATACCTTTCTCTTGTTGCCAAATATCTTTTATGCTCTCTGATGTAAGGTCATTAAAGTTTGTTTTAGCAATTTTATCACTTAATTCTTTTATTTTACCTGCATTATTGCCAAACAAAACATCTGCTGTTTTGCCTAATTTTTCTATTTTCTTTTTAAATAATAATCCATTAAATTTACCAACAGCTTCT